CAATTAGTAAATTTTGGTATAGTTTAAGAGCTGAAAAAGATAGATTTTCTACACTAAACCAAGGAACAGGAGTTTATTGCTTTGACACTTATATTAAACATGTGAGAGAAAGAGGAATAAAAATATCACTTCAAATGCACGATGAAATATTGTTTAATCTTAAAAATGATTCTTATGAGCAAGGAATTATAAGAGGTAAACTTCAAAAAGCAATTGAAGAAGTAAACAAAGAAATTAAACTTAATGTTCCTTTAGGAATTTCTATTGATTTTGGTAATTCTTATGCAGATTGCCACTAAAACATAATATATGACAAAAGAAGAAATGCTTAAACTTAGAGATATTTTTATTAATAAACTAACTAGTAAAAACTATGAATTATACAAAGCTCCTGGGTTAAAAGAATTTAGAATGCCTTCTAGTTATTCTTTTTTTAATGGAGAAGATAAAGTTGCTACTTTTGCTTGTGATGAGGATGATAATTTAGATTATGAAACTGAGTATATTATTCAATTATATTTTGGTAATATGGATATGGTTCTTACCTCTAACAAGGATTTCGCTTTAATAATTATTGAACAATTTATTAACTAATACACTATGTTATTTAGATTAGTAAAGAAAAAGAATCAAATTATACCAACAGTAGGAGAATATTTTAAATATATAGATATAGAAACTATTTTTAAAATTACTAAAATAGAAATAGAAAATAACCGTATGCTTTATGCTTGGTATGACTATCATGATAAAAAAGTAATATACACTGCTGGAGGAATGAAATTATCAATTTTTATTGAAGGTATTATAGAAGAAATTTACAAGATGGTAGAAGAAAGATTTGTAGATAATACTGAATTAAAAAATATCAAATATGACGATATTTAACATTAAACTAAAAACAAAAGCTGGAAATGATATTAAGAAAAAGGAAACTATCAGTATATTTTTTAGATTAAAATATAGAGTAAACATTGTGACTAAAAAAGTTACTGCAAGATATACATATAGAATTATGTCTCAACATGGTATTGATGATCCTAAAGTAGCATTAGAGTTAAAAAACTCACAAAATGTAATTTCTTTAGAAGATTTTATTATTAAAGTTTTATTGAATTTTTGTCATATTATAGGTCAATTTACTAAAAAACATAATTTAGACCCAGATTTTGTTTTATTTATGTCCCCGGAATTTGATTCTAAAAACAGTAAGGCATGGATGTTTTTACAAGATGTCTTTAAAAGACCAAAACTTGAAGAAAAACAAAATAAGAAAGATTTTGATATTACTAAAATTTTAAGATCATTAAATGATAACTATACTAATAGTTGGACAGACTCAGAATGTGTAAAAATGAAAATTGTTAAAAAAGAATTAGATATGCTAAGAGAATTTTCTCAAGCAAACCCTAATACTGTATTTATGACAATAGATCCAAACAGAAATAAAGAAAAATATGCTAAATCTATAAAAATATGTTCTAAATTAGCAGATAGATTCGACATGCAACTACAAATAGCACCGAATTCATCTAACTATTAAATATATTTTATGGGAAAAATGAAAGAAATTTTTATGAAAACAAATTATCCATTCGGAGATACTGATCTTGAGAGGGAATATCTTATTGATGATATGCTAGTTAAAGAAAAAACTTATGAAGAATATCAAGCTCTTCAAAATAGTCCTGAAATGAATGAATCTCTAAACACAAAAATTAAAATTGCAGATGCTACAACAAGAATTGAGATTGGTAAAAAAGAATCTATTAATAGTCAACACACTGAGATCTTTTGATATGGATTTTAATGATTTGTTTATTCTTGAATGTTTTAAACATAAAGAAGATAAACAATTCTTTGATCTTTTTACTATTCCTAGTTTAAAAGACTTTAATCTTTCTACAAGATACCAATTTTTAAAAAAGAATGAATACTTGGTAGAAGATCCTAATGACACTTCAAGATTGATTTTATCTGTAAAAGGTCAAGATTTTCTTAATGAAATCTCTCTTCCTGATGCTGTATATGATGCAAGAGAAAATACTACTATCTCTGTTAAAATCATAGATTTTAGTAAAACTCCAGATGAATCCTTTGAAGAATGGTGGAAACTTTTTCCAACCACTCCTGCATGGACTTCAGTAGATAAAAAAGTTTCATTTACAGGTAGTAGAAGTTTAAAAAATCTCAAAAAAGCAGATGCAAAAAAGAGATACTTAAAACTTTTAAACCAGGGATTAAAACATGAAGAATTATTAGGTAGTCTTAAATATGAAATAAAACTCAAAAGAGTGGATAGTCTTAAAAAGAATGCCAACCAAATGGAGTATTTCAAAGGGATGGAAAGCTATCTTAATCAAGAAAGATACTTATTATTTATAGACAACTTTAAAGACAATCCTGATTTTGTAAAAGATGTTGAAATTAAATCTAAAAAACAAAATGTTACAGACATTTAAAACAGGAATTATTATGAATACTCTAAAAACAATAAATTTTGATAAATTAGCTGGTTTGAAAGCTTCTTTATACTATAATAATCATCAAAACCAATTTCAATTAGGAGATGTATTGTTTGAAGTAAAAGAAGATGAAAGTGACGGATACAGATCTATGCTTGGTTCTATAAGTATTCTAAGTACAAAGGAAGAAAGAAAGCCAGGAGAATATCTTGCCGGGGTTACTATTACAAAATTAGAAAATTCTGATTTTGATGGATATGAATTAATAGATGATGTTGATAATCACATTTGGTTAAGATTTGGTACTGATTGTCAAGATCAATGGTATCCATGTTTTGTGTTCATATTTTATCCAAAAGGTTCTGATTCTTATATAGAAAACTTAAAAAAAGCAATTAAATAAAGAAAATTGATTAATTTTACAACTACAAATAACAAACAGTTGAAAAAATTAACCAAATTTCTATGATAGGAAAAAAATCAAAATTTGAAGAACATGAGAGAAAATCCAGATCCTCTATTTCAGATCAAAAGGATCTCAAAACCTCTAAAAGTACAACTTCAGGAAAAGGAAGAACAGAGAAAAGTGATAGTATCAACACAAATGAGATTAATAATGTTACAATTAGAAATAAAAATTGTGAAATTGGAGATGTTATTGAACTCTATGAAGACTTGGGAAGGCAGATCACTGAGGAGGAAATTGAAGAAATACCAGAAGAAGTACAACAACTTGCAGGGGCATGTGACACACCTAGATCCAAAAGTTCTGACTCTGAAAACAGCTCAGGAAAAAGTAGTACAGATACAGGAAAAATTGAACAAAAAACATCCAAGGTTACAATTCTCACTCCTGAGAACATAAAAACAGATACAGAACTTCTTTGGGATGAAATATGTAATGGAGTAAAAGGAAAAAACTCTGGTATTCCTATGGGATTCAACAGATTAAACAAATATTTGGGCCTTAGAAAAAGTATCTATACAACTATTGGAGCTGCGGCCGGATGTGGTAAAACTTCATTAGTAGATTGTGCATATGTTCTAAATCCATATGATTGGTATATAAAAAATAAGGATAAAGCAACAACAAATGTTAAGTTTGAAGCTATTTATTTTTCTATGGAAAGAAAAAAGACTTATAAACTAGCTAAATGGTTGTGCTTGAAAATTTGGAAAGAAGAGCATATTCTTATAACTACTGATGAATTACTTTCTTGGCAAAATACTTTAGATAAGAAAAAACAAGAAGTAGCTAAGTTTTATATAGATAACTACTTTAAAGAAATGACTGAATCTGGGGTAATAACTATCATAGATGGACAACAGAACCCTACTGGGATTTATAAGTTTATGAAAGCTCATGCCCTAAAAAGAGGAAAAGTTGAAGAAATTAGTGAATTTGAAAATAGATATATTCCAAATGATGACAATCTAATTACGAATGTTATACATGATCATGCTGGAAAAACTAAAAATGAGAATATTGGTGGAAAATATGATAAAAAATTAAGTATTGATAAAGCCTCAGAATATTATTGCTGGGCCAGAGATTATCTTGGATACTCTCCTATCATGATTAATCAATTTAACAGAACTTCTTATCAAGATATTCAATTTAGTAAAAAAGAAGGTGGTGACCCAGATCCTACTGTAGAATACTGGAAAGATTCTGGTAATGTTATTGAAGATTGTGATGTAGCTATATCACTATTTAATCCATATAAGTATTCTCTTGAAGAATATATGGGTTATAAAATCAATGATTTTACAGATGGACAAGGAAATAATAAATTCAGAGGACTAAAAATCATTAAAAATTCTTATGGTACTGATAATCTTAGAATCGGATTAGGATTTTTGGGAGAAGTAAGTCTTTTTAAAGAACTTACTAAGTCTACGAATATTACTGGAAGAGAGATTAACTCTTTGATAAATAATGATTTTTTCTTGGATTTCTAAACTAATTATGTTATTTTTACATGATGAACTTTAGAGATAAACTACAAGAAACATGGGCTTCCGACATTTATTGTAATAATGTTAAAGGTAAAGGTATTATACATCTTTGCCCAAGAGCAGGTAAGATAAGAACCTGTATAAGGTTTTTTGAAAACTTAAAAAAGCAATGGAAGACAAATACACTAAAGATTTTAATATCTTATCCTGATAAAAATATTCAGAAATCCTGGGAAGATGACCTCAAAATAACAGGTTATAATTCCTCAGATATTGAGTATGTTACACATCTGTCTTTAGAAAAAGTAAAACTCAATAAATATGATATAATCATATGCGATGAAATTCACTTACTAAGCACTAAACAGAAAGCAAACTTTAAACAACTCATGCAGGGCAACCCTGGATCATATATCCTGGGATTATCTGGAACTTTGTCAGAACAAACAGAATTAGAACTATTAGCTGAATTAAACATGCCTGTAATATTGGAATATACTTTAGATCAAGCAATTAATGATGGTATAATTTCAGATTACAAGATTCATATTATCAAAGTAAATCTTGATGATACAAAGAAAATTTATAAAAAGAACACCAGAACAGAAAAAGCTCAATATAGAGCTTACTCTTGGGTAATAGAGAACAAAGGTCATAGTTTGATGTTGAATCTAGGCAGGATGCGTGTAATACACAATTCACTGGCAAAGACAAAAGCTACTATTGACATTCTTGATAAGTTAAGGAATCAAAGGGCTTTAGTATTCTGTGCGAATAATAAAGTTGCGAAACTGGTTGGGTGTAAGTTACACACATCTAAATTTAATAACCAAGAGGACTTTGAGAAGTTTATTACCGGAAAGGGGAGTAATCATTTGGCAGTATGTAAAATTGGCAATACTGGTGTGAGTTTTAAATCTTTAGATCATATTGTCGTAAATGCTTTCGACAGTAATAGTGAAAATCTTACACAAAGAATTTGTAGATCTCTTATTTTAGATGCTCCTAGTAAAGTTTCTAATATTTATATTATTAGCTCTACTGAAAAAGCAGAATTAAAATGGTTAGAAAAAGCACTTGAATTTTTTAATAAAACAAAAATCAATTATTTATGAAAGGGGAAGATCTCAAACAAGAACAAGAAGGACAAGAAGAACAAGAAAAACAATCAGAAATTACAAGAAGAGGAGCTGCCATCAAACTACCAAAGGAACAAATTGCATTTTTAAGAAAAAATCCAAAACTTGCAGAAATAGTAGGAACAGCTTTTTTATTATTAAGCGAGCTTATTGAGAATGCCAATAACATGAGAAAAACTCTAAATACTCCTGAGTTATTTTTACCATCATTAGAGAATGGAACTAAGGAAGAATTAGAAAAATTTCTTAAAGTTTTAGTTGATTCAAATGAGTCAGAAAAAGTAATTTCTTTAGATAATTTTACTAATGAAGATTATGTAAAGTTAAAGGAAGCATTCGGAGAAGAACACATATTAGAGACTATTTTTAAGTCAGAAAAACAGACTGAAAGCAAAGAAGCTGAAGTCAATTTATAATTAAATTTGAATTGAATGAGTAGTACGTTCACAATTAAGCCTAAAAGAGTTATTCCAGACACACTGTTGTTTTCTGCCAAACCTAAAATTGGTAAAACAACCCAGATTAGCAAGTTAAAAAACAACTTAATTATTAGTACAGAGTATAATGGGACTGATTTTCTCCCGGAAAATGTTCCAACTATTGATTGTACTAATATATTAAATGCTTCTAAAGCAGAAATTTCTGATCTTTTAACAAAAGACATCAAAACAAAAGCTTTAGATATTGCTAATATTCATAACCCCTCAGAAAGAGTAAAAGCTCTCAATCTAATCCTAAGAGCTTTAATAAGCTTAGGGAAGCCTTACGATTATGTAAGCATTGATACCATCACCCAAGTAGATATAGACGCTGAATGGGCAGGTACAGAGCTGTACATGGATTCTCTGCAAGGTAAATCCTTTAACAGAGAAAGTATTGTAGGGACACCATCTACTAAATGGCCAAGATTACAATATGGAGATACTGATTATCAATCAGTTATTGAAATAGGTCAAAATGGTTGGAGATGGAGTAGATCTGTCATGGTTGATGTCTTAAATCTTAGTAGACAAACAGCTAAAATTTGTACTATTTACGTTGCTCACATAAAAGACAAAATGTTGTCTAAAGGTGATAAAGGTGAAGTATTTATCAAAGATATTGCTCTTACGGGAGCAGTAGCAGATATTTACAGTAGAAATGTAAGTGCATTAGGCTCTGTTTATAAAGATGAAGATAAACTTATGATAAGTTTTAAAGGGAATGAAGATAAAACTGGTGGGAACAGAGGAAAAATTGGCTCATATGAGGGAGAGTTTTTATGGGAAAAAATCTTTGAAATATAAGACTAAAAAATTTCATAGTTTAAAGAAAATAGTTTAAGTTTGCACTACAAATAACAAACTCGAATTTTTTAACTTAAAACTTGAAACTATGGCTTTAAAAGGCAAAGAAAAAGAAGTAAGGAATTACACAAAACATGTAGGACTATTTAACGCATTTGTAGTTGCTGTAAATCCAACTAAAGAAGAACTCTCAACATTGTTGAACACTACTGTTGAAAAAGATCCTGAATATATAGGATCAAATTCAGATAATGGAGCTAAAAAGCTCACACTAAGCTTCTGGCTCAAGGAAGAGCAGATCGGAAGCCTTTTTAATGTAAGATTTAATCTGGAAGATACAGTTGTAGAAAGTAAAACTGGTAAAACACAATTTATCAACAATATAGGAACAACTTCCTATGCTGAAGATAAGAGTAAAGTACCAGACTTTTTAACTGCAAATAACAGAGAAATAAGACCTGCTAAAAAAGGTGAAGAACTTTTATATAAGTTTTTAAGAAGTTGGTTATCTAACCTTAATTATGAAGATGAAAGTACTGAACTTTTTATGGATTGGAAGAAACTTATTTCAGGTAAAACCAATGAATTGAAAGAGGCTATTGGTACTTTTGAAACACAAACTATTTGTGCTTTAGCCACTGTTAGAACAGCAGATGATGGAAAAGAATACCAAGGAGTTTACTCTTATGAATTTTTACCAAACTATGCTTTAGATTGTTTTACAGGTAAAAAGAATAAAAATTACAAGACTGTTGACAGATTTATTGAGAAAGTTTCAGATTCAGAATATGGTTGTAAAGACTATTATGAACTAAAGCCTTTAAAAGAATATGACCCAACTAAAAATGTAATTAACACTACAAATAGCCCAGTAGTGAGTAAGTCAAAAGTACCTGTTGAAACAGCAACAATACATGATGACCTACCATTTTAAAGTATAAATTTGTTTTTTTCTAGACAACACCATGAAAGCCCTGGGATTATTTCTGGGGCTTTCTATTTTAAAAAAAACTAATATGATCAAAAATAATAAATTAATTAAACATACAGGACTTATTCTTCAATGTCTTCAAAAAACTGTTATGACTAGTATGTTAAAACTAAAAGTTTCTTATAATTTTTCTGAAAATCTTTCTCTTATTTATTTAGATCCTGTATTAGAAAAGATTAATTCAGAAAACTCTTACTATTATGACTGGGAACTTATAGAAAAACTTATTGAAGTATCTAATAAATATAAAATTTCTTATAAAATAGGAATTGATAATGAATTTAGATTACATATTCAAATATTTGTCTGATGAGTAGCTTATTTAAATTTAAAAAACAAAAAACAGAAATTGAACTCCCTGATGAACTTGAAGGAGTTCTTTTTAATTCAGGTGCTACAGTTTATTATGTTGGAAAACTTGATACTTTTATAAATAAGTATCCAGTATTTGCAACAAAAAATCGAAATAAAGTAGTAGCTCATTATTTTTCAGATCGAATAAAAGAGAATTTAAGAAGTAATGATTGGAAAAAGGTGGGAAGAGAAGTATTATTAGATAATAAAGGAAATACTAAAATTATACCGTATGATCCAAGGGAAGATTAAAGAACAACTTACTAAAGAATCAATTCTCAGTAAAATTGATGACTACAATATTATAACATATTACTTAGGGCAAGAAATTAATTTTAAAAAGAAATTTCCTAGCCCTTTTAGAGAAAAAGGTTCAGATAATAAGCCAAATCTTTGTTTTTTTTCGAGTGATGATCGGATTTTATTTAAAGATTTTGCTAATGGTTACAGTGGTGACTGTTTTAAGTTTGTACAAGAACTATTTAACTTAAATTTTTTTCAAGCTTTAGTTAAAATTGATAAAGACTTTGGATTAGGTATCCAAAGTTCAACGAAATCAAAAGTTCAAGTAATTGAAAAACCAGACTCTATCCACAAGCAAACAAAGCTCATACAAATTGTCAGTAGAGCTTTCACAAAGGAAGAATTGGGGTATTGGGAAGATTATCACATTAAAGAAGCTGAACTTAGGGATAAGAATGTGTTTAGCATAGAAAAGCTGTATATTAACAAACAACTTATTCCTAATTTTCACAAAGAACTTCGGTTTGCTTATTTATTTGATGACTATCTTAAGATTTACTCTCCACTGAGCCAGGAGTTTAAATGGATTTCATCTTGCCCTAATGATTTTATTTCTGGATTTGATGAAATTAAATATAAAATATTTAAAGGAATTCAGAGTAAAAGGCTTATAATTTCCAAATCAGTCAAAGATGAGCTAGTCTTGTCTAAATTTTTTAAAGATGTTTGCAGCACTCAGAATGAATCTTCTGCTTCTATTAATCAAGAAAATATGGAATGGATATTAAAAGGATATAAACCTGAAGATGTTTATATTTCATATGATAATGATTCAGCAGGAGTAGAAGCATCCAAGTATTATACTCAAAACTATGGATTTAATTATATTAATGTCCCCAGAATTTACAGAAGAGAAAATATTAAGGATTGGGCAGATCTGGTAAAGCACAAAGGTCTTGACACTATGGAAAATTATTTAAAAATTAAAAAATTAATTTAA